GCAAATCAATGAGAGCCAATCAATTCCTAACTGAAGCTACTACCAGCAAAGGTAGAGAGTACAATCACTTAGAAGACCTAGTTACATTTGAAGGTAGCAGAGGTGCTTTAAAAGCCGCTGAGATACTCACAAGATTAGGACAAGATTCCAAAGACGTTAGTATCAAATGGGACGGTAATCCAACTATATTTTGGGGACGTGAACCCGACGGCACTTTTGTAATGACTGGTAAAAATGGTTGGGGCAAAAACAAAACAACTAGTAGTGGTGAATTACAAGACTTTATTATGAACACAGGCAAAGGTGAAGACTGGCGTAAAGATTTTGCTGGAGAAATGTCAGGTGTGTTTGAGATACTAGAAGCTAATACACCAGCTGATATGAAAGGCTATGTATACGGTGATCTACTGTATACTCCACGCAAGCCCGTAACAAGTTCACAAGCAGGCTTACAGTTTACACCTAACAAAGTTACATACACTGTTGACCCTGCAAGTGCGTTAGGCAAGCGTATAGCGGGCAGTACATTAGGTGTAGTAGTACACACATACCATGATGCATTTGGAGATAAGACAGGTACTCCGATCAAAGACACTAAGAGTATCAACAGTAATGCGGTAGTTGTACTAGGACAAACATATGTAACACATCAACCCAAAGTTGATACAAGTGCAGTTCAGGATATAGTTAGTACGGCAAATGCGAACGCACAAATAATAGACATGTGGTTAAAGCCGGAACAGGGACTGAGTAGAAAAGATGCAATACTCTATAACTATGTTAACCAAATGACCAAACAAGGTAAGTTAGACCAACTCAGGACAGGATTTTTCGATTGGCTAAAAACCAGCAAGGTCAGCCAAGGACAGCAAGCAAAACTTATGGCAGGAGACGATAAAGGTCTTAATGCTATATTGGATCTTGTTGTTAAAACACAAAATATTAAAAACAATTTAATAGACCAACTAGACAACTCAGGCGCTGATGTTACTGCTAGTACAGGCGGCGAACGTGGCGGAGAAGGCTATGTTGCTACTAGGGATAAAATTAAACTAGTTCCTAGACATAGATGGACACCCAATTAAACTAATACACAAAAAAGAACATAGAGAAGTTTATGATGATGGTAAGTACATTGTTAAAAAAACTAAACCTAATGCATTCAACTTTGAGACTTACAAACGTTTTCAGCTAGATAATCCATGGTGCGTAAAAGTACACAGTTTTGAAGATGGTATTATCGTAATGGATAAAGTAGAAGGTATAACTTGGCAACAATATAGAACACAAGTAACAAAAGATCAGTTATGGAATATATGTGTGGTACATAGAAATACAGTAGTAAAAAGTTTCTTTGATTTTATAGGCAAAACATATGTAGATGCAAATCAACCTGTATTCTATCATAGAGATGCTACATACGGAAATTTAATTATGCAAGGAGATAAACCTATGTTTATAGATCCAGATGGTACAGTAACAATGCCTTGGGATATGTTCTTACAAAGATGTGGAGAACAAACACAACAATGGTTCAATGAATATTTGTATTGGGCTCATAGGAACGATAAATAATATTATGGAACAGAAACAGTATACAGCAAAACAATGGTCAGAAATTCAAGGAGGACACACAATGTCCGAGACTCCTAAAAAACAATACAGCTTTATTAGTGATCTAAACGAAAGCAAAATGTTTAAAACTAGACAGCGAGTAGAAGGAACTAATGCCAGAGATATGGCAGACTTTGCATTTATGAATATGCTAGCATTATATATTATGAGTAATGAATATGATATGGCACCTGCCGCCGCAGACTACGCAGGTAGAGTTATGATGACTGGAAACTTTAACACTTATAGACAAAGTGGTAATGATTTACATGTTGCTCTTAGTAGTCTTAAAAATAACATGCCTAATGCAGGTGATAAAAACGAAATGCAACTGGGTAGAATTAATTTGAATGATATGAAAATTAAAGCATATCTAAGAACTATACAAAGTGGCAGACCAGTAACTGGTGCTAGTTCGTTCTTTTTGAGATTAGAAAAAGATTTAGATATTAAAAATAGCAACTACAGAAGTATTAGAAGATTAGTACAAGATTGGCCAAAACTTAACAAGATGCAAAAACAATTAGTAATCACAAGAATGAGTCAGTTTTATCGAACAAAAGCATTGCGTAGTGAGTTATACAGTTATATTAGAGATTTAGGCAGAACACAAGGACTTATGGCTAAAAACGCACACAATGCAGAGCGTCCTAGAATGCGTGGATCAGATACACTTGCTAAAATTGCTATTGCAGGCGCAAGTATTGCAGGTGGATATGCACTAGGAAAAGCCATAGGTAGAAACAGTATGGGTAATGCAGATTCAGGATTTGATAAACTCAATCAAGGTGGAATTACAGGTGTGAGTGATCGCCTCAAGAGATGAATAATTATTCTGCATACACTTTAGTAGATATTACCAATACAAATCAAAACAAAATATCTAAAAACAAAGGATCATTTTTACAACAACAGAACTTAAACACACTGATACAAACAATAGGCATCCGTAGTCAGCCATTGGAACCAAAGGTAACAGTGAAAATGGCACAAGATGTAGTTGATTATGAGTTCGGAAAACGGTATCAAGGACTACATACAGTATGGCAATTTAATTTTAGTATAGAGCATACGGATGTTTTTAACTATAACAATACAGACCTTTATCATTTATATAAAGATGCAGATGGAGTAGCAATATATACAGGTTTGGAAGAATCTAATGAGATTACCACTGGATGTTTTGAGACTATCGACTCTACGTTAGTTAACTTGTATTTTAAAACCTATACTGATTAGTACTAAATATACTAAAGAACACTAAAGGCAACAAAACTTAGGCAACAACAACAGGCACATGAATACTAAACTGAACGTCTTACCGAGAAGATGAAAGAAGTGTAAAATATGTCAAATGGAACAACCTCGCTAGAGCGAACAAATTTAGAAGCTCACGTTGATCTTTGTGCAGAAAGGTACAAAGGATTGGAAACACGTTTGGATAAAGTAGAAAAAGCCGTGCTAGATCTCCACACGGAGATGCGAAAAATGCACGAAGAAAATGTAAAGAATCACACCAACACTAATAAAATAATGCTGGGTGCTGCCGCAACTGTGACAGCAGGCATACTATCAACAATCATTGTATTGTTAATGAATTAATTTCCGTATAAATACTATTATGAATTTGAATGAATTAGATAGCACTAATGTGGTTGAAGCCGTGTTGGTATGGGCAAGAAAAGGTAATAAACTTACTCGTAAGTATCGTTGTGTTGTTGGACAACGTGCTGGTAGACTAGTTACTAATCCAGCTCAGTGCGGTGCTCCTATTGATATTAAAAAGCGTATGGTATTAAAAAAGACTAAAGCTCGAATGGGTAAGCGTATGGCCCGTAAAGCTCAGCGTACTAAAAAGTTTAATCCAGCTAGTAGAGCATTAAAACGTTTAAACAAACCGAGGAAGAGAAAATGAGATTACATGAAATCGAAGAAGCTTACGGAGTAAGACCCGGTGGTAATAGTGCAGGCGCTAGACAATCCGGTTCTGACATGCAAAATATTAATAAACGTTCAAATAACAAAGCAATGGATCAAGGAAGAGAAGCTAATATAAGAGCTAAATCACAAACCAGACGTGCTAATAGACTTGGTAAAAAAATACCAACAGGACTTCCTCAGAGAATATTAAACCCGCAACAAGCACAAGCACCGGAGCAACAGTCATGAGAGCAATGGTAACTAAAGGCGGACTGTATACTTGGCTCAACGTGAGAGAGAACAAGTTTATTGAAGAAAAATTCGCCGGAGTTGAATTGTTAGAACAAACAAATCTCAATGAGAGAGAACAGTATATTGCACAGACATTGGTAGGCAGAGGCGTCTTAGACAAGACAATTAATGGCAAAGACGTAGCGTATAAACTTAACATTAATAACTTTACGAGGTAATCATGAAACCAAGACTATACGATATTATCAATACCTTTGATAAAACTTCCAAACAGCTTAATGAACGTGCTAAGTCTAATATTGACTTACGAGTAGCAATGACACAACAAACACAAGAAAACAGTGTTAGTGTACAACAGTATAAAATAGAAGTCGTACAACAACAATTTGCCGATAAAAGAAAAAACTTTTATAATATATATGAACATAACGAATTAATACATAAAGATATCGCACTATTTGAAAGTGCAATAGGTATTGTTAAGAATCTATTAGGTAATACACCACAGAAAGCAAACGATATCGAAAAAGCAGACATGCAATACAACAATGCACTATACGAAGTGTACATGTTTAAAAGTAAAGCTAAGGTTAAAATTAACGAGGATGTTATGCTAGCCAAGATGAGTAACGCTAAACGTAAGATGGCTGAAGCAAAGTCTAAAATAATGCAAAAGCTATAAATACTATAAAGGAATGGGAACGTACAATGTATCTAAATGATTTAAACTCAGCACAGCATCGTGTTAGTAAGTTGAACAAAATTTTAGCTGATACTTTTAACCATGAGGTTGATTTATCGTCTATGAATTATGAATCACTTAACAGAATGCTGACAACAACAAATGCTAAATTACTAGCAATTAAAGAGAGTGATCTCACATATTGGGAAAACCCTCAATACAACAAATTAGGTTTGATTCAACATCAAATTAAAACATATATTACAGAACTTGCACCAGCTAGGTCAGATGGTAAGCGTATGAAGACCAAAGAAAGCACCATAATGGAAGCTGATTTGGATCAAGCTGAAGTACTACTAGCTGCACAAGAACTAGTTGATGAAATGCAAAAAATGGTAGAAGATGTAGCAGAAATGCAAGTACAAAAACTTATGCCAATCGTTGATGCAATGAAACAGCAGGTTGGATTTGAAGTAGCTGAAGTATATAACAACGCAGCAGACGGTGCATTAGGTGCATTGCTAGATCAAATGAAGCAAGCAAAAGACGCACTTGAAAATGCCACACTAACAGCTAGAGGTGAACAACCTGCAGCATCTGCACCAACAGATATGGGTATGGATGATGCTGCTATGGATCCACAAGCACCAATGGACGGTGCACAAAACATGGACATGGATGCTGACGAATTTGCAGGTGATGAAGCTGCATCAGGTGAAGAAAATCCAGTAGGCAGAGAACTCAAAGGCGAAAGTGCTATTGCTAATATTGAGAAGGGTGCGTTAGCTGAAAAAAAGTTCCTAGAGAGTAAAGGCAAGCTCTTTAAAATGGTCGAATCTGGTCAAATGTCTCAGGAGCACTTTATCAACGTTATAAACGAGTTAGACTTTAAAAGTTTTGTGAGTGGAGATAATTTTATGAAACTTATGAAAAAAGGCCAAGCTCCAACGCCAATGGGTGGTTATAGCAATGATCCAGATGCTCGTAGACGCCAAGGAGGTGGAGAGATTCCAAAGTCACCCGGTAAACGAAACAGTGATATGATCGACAAGAAGTTGATGGGCATAGAATATATACCACCAGGTGAGAACCCCAAAGGTCCGCGACCAGGTGATAGAGGCTTTACACCAGGCGTACAAGAACCAGAAACTAGATTAAAGAATCAAAGAGGATTTACTCCAGGTGTACAAGAACCAGAAACTAGATTAAAGAATCAAAGAGGATTTACTCCAGGTGTACAAGAACCTGCAACCAAATTGCAAAACAAAAGAGGATTTACTCCAGGACAAACTTTTGGAAGAAATTCATCTGTAAAACCACTACCAAAACCAAAGTCTTACACATTAGGTAAAAGTTGGAGTTCAGTCTAAAATGTTAATTAACGAAGTTATATGCGAAGATCAAACGGATATTTTAAATGATCTAGAAGAAATTATAGTTAGAGCCAAAGCCAATGGCAAATTTAAAATACCAACTAACATGGTACTCGCAAAACTTCGTGCTATTGGACACAGTATTGATATTACTAGTCTAATGGATTTATTAGCAACTATTACTAGTGTTGGCTCGGCTAACAAGAAAGACATCACACTGGATACAGCGTTACCCCGTTCCAACGCTGAACCAGAAGATGACACAGTAGAGAAGATGGCATCAAAGCAAATTAGTAAGGATATGAAGAAATGAGCTATACTATTAATAAAACGCAAGCAAGAAATATAGCAAGAGCAGACCTTACTATTTTTAATGAAACGCAAGCACTAATGAAGCAAGTAATTACTGATGCAGGCAATGGACTATATGAAACAACAATTACCGACGGCACTACAATGACAGAAAGCACACCAACTATTACAATTACAGGTAGTGCGTCGGCACCAACTATTACTGGAACACCAACTGTAATACTAGGCGGACAAACAATTACACTAGGAACAACTGGTCTAAGTTTAAATGCAGTTATAGCTGATATCAATGATGCTGGTGTAAGTGGACTAGTAGCTAGCAAAAATGCTACTAATAATCTTGTGTTAACATATACTGCACCAGCGGCAACTACATGGACATTTACTATAGGTTCTGGCTCCGGTAATACAGAATTAGGACTTACAGTGGGAACATCAACTGCAACTAATCCAGACAGTGTTTCATACTTCACATGCTGGCAAGGAAGTACACAAGACAGAGCTAAGACAGACCAAATGAATCAAGTTGAACTATATTTTAAGAATTTGGGCTATACAATTACTCGATTAAAAAATGCCACAACTAACAAAACCTTCAAGTGGCAGATAACTTATTAAACTAATTAAGATATGGCAGTCACTTGACGGTGATAACAAAGCTGTATTATTTTGTATTGCATTGTCGATTGCACTAGCTTATTTTGACCCAAACTGGCAAAGTTTTCATTGACAACCTAATAGCTTTTTGCTACAATAAGCTATGTTAAATATAAATCACATCTACCCGTATAAAGAATTTAAACGTAAAAGTGTAGGCGGTAAACGCTTATACGAAAACCCGTATGGCGAACCTGTGCCTAGTGTAACAACTATACTCAGCAAAACCAAAGACATGACACACCTCAATGCTTGGAAAAAGCGTGTAGGTGAAAAGAAAGCACAAGAGATTGTAACCGAAGCCGCAAACGTGGGCACAATTATGCACAACATGTTAGAGTCATGGAGCCTCAATGAGGAATACACAGGCACTAATATGCTACAAGCCAAAATGATGGCAGACACTGTTATTAAGCATATAGAACCCGATATCCAAGAAGTTTGGGGTAGTGAAGTAAACTTGTGCTATCCTGGACTATATGCAGGTACCACAGACCTAGTAGGCATATACAAAGGCAATCATTGTATTATGGACTTTAAACAAACCAACAAGCCAAAGAAACGGGAATGGATCGACGACTACTTTATGCAAGCCGCGGCTTATGCTATGGCACACAACGAAGTATTTGAGACAGAAATTAAACATGCAGCAATTTTTATGTGCAGTAGAGATTGTGACTGGCAACTATGGGAAATAGGGCCAGAAGAATTTGAACAATGGACAGAGAAATGGGCTCGGAGAGTAGAAGAGTTCTACAACTTGTCATAAATACTGTATCAGGAGCAAAAGATGGCAGATACAAGATTAAGTAAGATAAGAGTCAGACAAGGTAATTTTGCTGACTTGCCTGTGTTAGACGCAGGCGAATTAGGATATGCAAAGGACAGTAGACGTCTGTTTATCGGTAACGATGTAGTAAGTGTAGGCACTGGCAACGGTGTACTAACAAGTTTTACAATTCCTTTAGCATTAAGCAAACCTAATATTATAACTGTAAGTGTTGCAGGTAGTGCAGTTAATGCTAGTACCTATACAATTAGCGGAACAATATTAACATTTGCTAGTGCTCCAACTGGTGCTATTACTGTTGGTTTCAACAGTGAAATAGATATTGTTAGTGATGTTACAATACCAAGTGAAATTAGTTTAGCCGCAAATGGTAGTAGTGCTGATACTGGATTTAATGTTGATACTACACTTTATAATATTGCAGTTATAGATTACACCTTAGAAAGTACAGCAGGTGTTAGGATTGGGCAATTAAGATTAGGTACAGATATCAGTGCAAGTACTAGTACAATAACTGATAGCAATACTGAAACTGCCGCAGTAGGTATTACGTTTAGTGTAGATATTGGAACTGCAAATACCATGAAACTAAAATATACTGATGCAGACAATCTTATAACCAAATTTAAATATACATATCAACTTTGGAACAGCAACTAAAGAACCAGGCGTGGTATGAGTCTCCTAGAGAAAGGCTTAGCCTTTGGCGACAATTCCGAAAAGGCCTGGATACAAATGATACAGAACAAGTATGCAAGACAGTAGTAGAATGGTGGAAGATGGCACCTTTAAGTAGCATGACAATAAATCCAGTGGAAAGTAGTGCATGGCCCACTCCGTGGGAGATGCTACACAGTGGAGATTTTTGTGAAAACAGTTTGGCGCTAGGTATGAGTTATACAATATATTATGCAAATGAAAAAATACCTAACGAGCTACTATATATCACCGATAGAAATAATAGCACACAACAATTATGTGTATGGATTGACAATAAGTATCTGCTTAATTATGAACACGGAGGTATAAGTACACTACCAACCGAAAATATATCAATAAGTTTTCAGAAGAAGATTGCAGATGTAATAGTATCTTGATAAATTTTTTTGTGGCTTCGCTTATTAAAAACACGAAGGTAAATAATGAGCGAAAACATACACCAGACATCCTCGTCTATAACTCGGAAAATTATGCAAAATAAAAACAAGGAGAGAGCATAGCATGGCTAGATTAAACAATCACTTACCAACTTTATATCAAGAGTTTATCCACCTTAGTAGATATTCTAGATGGCTAGAAGACAAAGGCAGAAGAGAAACTTGGGGAGAAACAATTGATAGATACTTCAATTTTTTTGAAGAGCATCTAATGGAGATGCATGAATATAAATTAGATTCTAAATTGCGTAGAAGATTAGAAGAAGCAGTTTTAGAATGTAAAATTATGCCTTCAATGCGTTGTCTAATGACTGCCGGTGAGGCATTAAAAAGAGAAAACATTGCAGGATATAACTGTTCATATGTAGCAGTTAATCGTGTGCAAGCATTTGACGAAATACTTTATGTATTAATGAACGGAACTGGAGTTGGCTTCAGTGTAGAAAGACAAGAAGTAGCACAACTACCTATTGTAGCTGAAGAATTTTTTCACAGTGATACATGTATTCAGGTAGCAGATAGTAAATTAGGGTGGGCAAAAGCACTTAAAGAATTGATAGCCATGCTTTACAGTGGACAAATGCCAACTTGGGATCTAAGCAAAGTAAGACTAGCAGGAGCACCATTGAAAACTTTTGGTGGTAGAGCATCTGGACCAGATCCACTTGATAGTTTGTTTAAATTTGTTGTTGCAACATTTAAAGGTGCAAACGGAAGAAAACTATCATCTTTGGAATGCCATGATATTGTATGTAAAATTGCAGAGATCGTAGTAGTTGGTGGTGTAAGGAGATCTGCTTTGATCTCACTGTCAAATTTGTCTGACGACAGAATGAGGCATGCAAAAGCAGGACAGTGGTGGGAAAATCATTCACAGCGAGCTTTAGCAAACAATTCAGCCGCCTATACAGAAAAGCCAGACATTGGTATTTTTATGGATGAATGGAAAGCACTTTACGATTCTAAATCAGGTGAAAGAGGCATCTTTAATAGAGAGTCAGCAACCGTACAAGCCAAGCGAAACGGACGTAGAGATACTGAAGGTCATAGTTACGGTACTAATCCATGCAGTGAAATTATCTTGCGTGATAGAGAATTTTGTAATTTGTCAGAAGTAGTAATCCGAGAAAACGATACAGAAGAAACTTTAATGGAAAAAGTTGAACTAGCAACTATTCTAGGAACACTACAATCAACACTTACAAACTTTAAATATTTGAGCAAGCATTGGAAAGTAAACTGTGCTGAAGAAAGATTGTTGGGTGTAAGTTTAACTGGTATTATGGATTCTCCATTGACCAGTAACAAAAACAAAAACTTAGAAAGTCTACTTGTTAAGCTAAAAGAAAAAGCAGTAGCAACAAACGAAAAACTTGCTAAAAAGATTGGTATTCCTGTAAGTGCCGCAATTACTTGTGTGAAGCCAAGTGGTACTGTATCTCAGCTTACAGATGCCGCCAGCGGTATTCATGCTAGACACAACCAATACTATATTAGAACTGTGCGTGGAGATAAAAAAGATCCGCTTACAATGTATATGGAAGAAGCAGGCTTTCCGATTGAAGATGATGTAATGAATCCTAACCATACTAGTGTGTTTAGTTTTCCAATGAAAGTTGATAAAAAAGCAACATTTAGAACTGACATGACTGCTATAGAACAACTAGAGCATTGGTTAGCATATCAAAAGCATTGGTGTGAACACAAACCATCTGTGACTATTTCTGTAAAAGAAAATGAATGGATGGAAGTAGGTGCATGGGTTTATAATAACTTTGATTGGATGTCAGGAGTAAGTTTCTTACCATTTAGTGATCATACATATAAGCAAGCACCATATCAAGATTGTACAGAAGAAGAGTATAATAATTTAAGAACAAAAATGCCAATCGAAGTAGATTGGAGTTTACTTGCAAAATATGAAACACAAGATATGACTATTGGTTCACAAGAACTAGCATGTGTAGCAGGTGGATGCGAAATATGATAACAGTTTATAGTAAGCCATTGTGCGGTTATTGTGATATGGCTAAACAATGGCTTACTAAACATGAAATTGAATTTGAAGAAATTAGAGTGGATACTAATCAAGAAGCCAGACAATTTCTTTTAGATCAGGGTCATAAAATGATTCCTCAAATTTATTTCAATGGTAAATTACTAGTAGAGGGCGGCGGGCAAGCACTTGTCCGCATGGACCCTAACCAAATAAAAAAACTCGTAGGAGAAATTAAAGATGTTGGTGACATCCAATTATAAAAAGAATGATATTGTAGGTATAAAATTAAGTACAGGTGAAGAAGTAGTAGCAAGATTTGATAAGTTTGATTCAGCAACTAATCAAAAAACACTACATATTGTAAAGCCAACTGTACTAACACTAAACCCACAAAACGGACAAGCAATGCTTATTCCATGGCTAATGAGTATGGATGTAAAAAGTAGTGATCCTGTTACAGTTAGTCAAGATCAAATTGTTGCTATGTATAAGCCATCCAAAGCTATTTCAAATGTTTACATGAAAGGTTCTAGTGGTATTACAATGCCAGATAAACCAGTTACAGGACTCGGAAATCTTTTATAAATACTTGCATGGCAAGATATATTCATAGACAAGGTGATAGTAGAATTTGCGGCGCTGCAACTGTAAATACCCAAACTACAGTTAGAGCAAATGGCAGATTTATAAGTATAGACGGTGATCCAAACACACACGGCGGAGGCGCATTAAAAGCAACTGAGACTGTTGGTAAAGTTAGAATCAACGGTATTGCAGTTATACTTAATGGAGACCCTGCAAGTCCTGATGGGTTGTGCCCTATCCCACCACACTGCGGCCCTAATGCTAGTAGTGCTAGCCCTAATGTAAGAGCTGGTGGAAATACAGGCGGACAAGGACCTCAATAATGTCATTTAAAGATTTTAAAGCAGGTTTATCCAGTGCAAACGACTATTTAGATGCTAAACACCATATAAGTGGTACAACTGGGTTAGGTTCAGATGGTTTCAGAATAGTAGTACCAGCTGAATATAGTTTTACACTTAGAGAACTTTTATGTGGATTATTATCAGGTAACGGAGTTAAGTTACCAAACGTACAACTATGTTTACACACTAATATCGCCGCACTACTTAACTTACCAAATATACAAGGCGAATTAGCTGATGCACTCAATGAACTACAAGCTGGTGTAGAACAGTTTATGGATCATACCAAGTTAGATAATGTGCTTGGTAGATTAAATGGTGTACTAGCGGAAGCACAAAATGTAGCAAACATGATTAACTTTTGCAAAGCACCGGTTGATCCTATTGCTATCCCTAATATGTTAGAACGTGCTATGGGTAGTTTCCTTGGTGCTGGTAAAGCAATTACAGATGATATTGGTTCTATTGCTTCGAGTAATATGTGTGCTTGTATTAGTGCAGATGGAAGTTTTAATACTAATGTATTCAATGGCGGTCTATTAGGTAGACTAGCAAACAATATCGATAAAGTTACCAACGGCACATTAATTGCTACTGAGTTAGATGCAATTAAAGATGATATTGGCGGAATTAGAAATACTCTTACTAATTTAATATCTTTTGAAAATAATATCGGTGGAAGTTTTGCAAGTGGAGGTAGTCAGTTTGCTACTCCAGATAATAATTGTAATAGTGAAATTGGAGTACTACATAATAGTGCAAGCGGTGGGATAGCAGGCAATGCAAGATTAGTAAGTCAGCTGAAAAGTTTATATGATAGACTGGGAGGATATCCAGTACAATATAGTAGAGGCGAAAGTACAGGACAGAACCAAGCTGGACACCAATACGATTCGAACAATGAAAGAGTGTTTGGAGAACCTGTAATTGAATATCCAAATATTTTTAGTGTACTATTGGATCAAGAATTATTAGATCTCTTATTAAGAGATGATAATCCACAGCCCAATGTAGATTCTCAAACTCCTGTTTATGATTATTGTGGAAACATTATTGGATTTACAACAAATCATCAACAGCGTGAAACTCAATCTAGTGAGGGAACTACACCTACTATTCCGGATAGCCCAGGACATAATGCAGGCGGATTTGTAACTGATACTAGTAACCAGGCTGGTACAGGATCTACAGTTGGCGGCACCACAGTAATTCAAAATTTTAATGGTAGTACAAACACACTTTTTGTAGTAGGAAGCGAAGCACAACAACTAGCATTAACAACAAATGTAAATGATATTGTTGTTAGAACAGATATTTTAACAATCTTTACTAGAAAAGATCCAAGTATTAGTAATACAGGCACAATAGCTGATTTTCAACAAGCAACAACTACACTGCAAGATTACTTAAACAGTTTAAACATTGAACAAGGTAGTGGATTAGTTATTAAAGATGCAGGCGTAAGCAGAGCAAGAAAAGTTGAACAGACTGCTGGACAAATTAAAGTTACTAATGCAGATGGTATCGGCGGCGACATTAAAATTGAACTAGAAGAAAATACTAGAATACCAGGCACAGCCGCAGTTAAAATACCAGTTGGTACAACTGCACAGCGACCAAATACAGAAGTTGGTGAAATTAGATATAATTCAGATAGCCATAGTATAGAAGCATACTTTGGAGACACAACCACTTGGAGAAGTTTGTTAACAACTTCTAGCACTACAGGTATTGCAGGAGGCACAAACGAAGGATCTGGTGGACAAGTATTCAAAGATGTAAATGGTACTGATCTTA